CCGTCGGGCCATATCATATCCTTCTCCCGATATTTGCCGACAAAATATGCCTGCGCCCTCTGTACGGCTGCCGAATCCGCCACATCCTCCAACAGAATGGCGCGGGCATTGGCGACCGTATTCAGTTTCTGCCACTGGCCGCTTGCCACGCTCACCATTTCCAGAACGGTCCCGCGCTTCAGCGCGCCCGCCGAGGCCTTCAGTGTAATCTCCCGCTGTATATGCACACCGGACGCGATCAGCTGGGAAAGCTCGGCACCCGTGGTTTCCGTTACTCCTAATGTTCCCGCCATGATTATTTACCTCCTTGCTCTTTTGGATTTACTTTGGCCGCTATGCCCTCTCCAATTTCCTGGTCCTTTTTCGCCTCTGTGAAATCATCGCTGTGGCCGGCCTTTTCTTTCGTGGCGATTTCCCTGAATATGGGCGACTTTTCGAAATTTTCGAGAAAATCCTGGAAAAACTGAAGAGGACTTTTCTTTTCGGCCCCATCCGAAAATTCGATTTGCTTTTCTCCATCCAGCCCCTGCATGAATATTACCAGACCGGAATTCGCCCAGGAGGGCAATATCTTGCCATCCTCGACCTTCTGCTCCACCCAATCGGAAATTTCCTTTTTTCGGGCATTCTCACGCGTTTTACGCTGTCTCTCAGCGAACTCCGCCTCCGCTTTCTTTCGTTCCTCCGCGGCTGCCTGTTCTCGTACCCGGCCGATATCCTCTTCCGAAAAGGTCGAACCCGGCAGTTCATTCGGCAGGGCGTCCTCGGGGATCTTCGCCACATCGATGCCCAGAAAATTGAGCATCCCCTTGATCTTTTGTTTGAAATCACTCATATTTTTTTCCTCCTTTCGGTATTCACCGATCTTGTATTGTTTTCTGAATTTATCCAGCCGCCCCTCGATGATCCCGCGCTCCTTCGCGCTGTACTGCGCCCGGTTTTTCTCCCGCCCCCAGTAACCTGCCGCGGCGCGCGTCTGATCCGCATCGGGGCAGGGATACCGGTAATTGACGGGATCGAGAAACTGATCGTCGGGGACATCATCCCATTCGCCGGGTTTCGTCACGTGACCGCCTTCCTTAATGCCGATGCCGTATTGTTTCGATCGGGCCTCCTGCGCCTTTTTCGCGGCCTGCGCGGCTGAAAATTCAGCGTATTCAAACATATACGCCTTGTCATCATCGTCGAACTTCAGATCGGCCAGACCCTTCACCGCCGGCGGCGCGGCTCCCAGAAACCCCACGTGCCGGAGCTTTCCGTCGGGGTAAAAACTGGCCGAACGTTTCTTGTAGCGTCCCTCTTCCACGGCGCGCTCGAATTCGGGAACGATATTCTTCGCCTTCGCGAAGAGCGTCTTTACGCCGTCTTTGATTTCCGTTTTCAGGGCGTTCACCCAGCCGAACGCCGGGGCGTTATGCTCCGGATGCCCCACGACGACCGGCGGTTCGTGAATTCCGGGATTGAAGGTCTCTACGGCGTCGTCGATCAGTTTATCGCCGTCATGCTCGACACCGTGGCTGTCGACCTGCGGACCGCCCCTGAATATCTCGATCCAATCATCGAAACCTTTAAAATTTTTCACGATCCATTCTCCTTTTTCATTTTTGTTGTGTCCTTTCTTGCGAATCCATCCGCCCGTTTCCGGATCTTTTTCATGATGCTGTTTATACGCGTTCATGCATATCCCGTATCTGGCATCCCCTTTGTCTTTCAGTTCCAGCAGGCAGCGCTCATAATCCGCGCCGTCGATGCTCTTCGCGATTGTCTCAGGCATGTTTTCGTTTTCCTCCTGCCAGAATGAAATCGTTCAGGGATTCCCTGATCTCGTCCCAGTCCTCATCCTGCGCCATCATGAACGGTCTCGCCGGTATATCGCCCCAGGGAAGCTTCATCTTCCGGGTATGAGCGCGCACGGTAATTTTGCGAGCCTTTACGGGACGTCCGAATGCCTGAGTAATTTTTCGCATATGCGTCTTAATGCCGGCTTCCACGGCGCCAAATGATCCTTTTTTAGCGCCGAACTGATGAACGGCGGCATAGATTTTATTCGTTCCTATTACGACCTTGTCCTTATCGGCCCTGGCATGAATGCTGCCCGCCATACCGCCGCCGAGGCCCCGATCCATCAATATTTTCGCGCGTCCCTTCCTCCGTGCCAGGGTGACGGGCGAGAGGGGCGCCCATTTTTCCGGCCTCCCTCCCCTTTCGAAATTTCTGACGATCGACGTTCTCACTATCTGCCCGATGATCTTCATGGCGGGTGTCAGATCGCCCACGCGGCGCTGGATATCATCCAAAAGCTTCTTTACACCGTGGTCCTCGATCTTAATATCCAATGTTAGGCCGGCCATAAATTAATCCCTCAAATGTTCATCCCACGCGGCTTTCCCCGGGTTGTAATCCCAGCCCGGATCGATGCCCTTCGGAATTTTATGCATTTTCCCCGTCGTCGGGCTGGTCCATTCGTAATATTCCCGTTTCGGGGCGTCTGTTTTTATGGGAAAGTCTTTTTCCTCTTTCTTCAGGCGCTCTAATTCTCTTTCCGATACGCCGACCACGCCGCATTTGCATCCCCAGCCGTTGGGCGGGTAATGGGTGTCCCAGAACGGATCATCCGCCGGGAGGGCCAGATTGTACCATTGCATATGCTCGGGGCGCGGATTTGCCGCGCTCGACGCGACATATCGGAGATATGGTCGTATCTTGAGCACATCGGGATCCGTCATCTGTTTCCAGTGGCCGGCATGGTAGGCGACGCTCACGTTGGTATTGAATATGACCGCCGTTCTCCAGCCCCTGCCTCCCTTGTATTTCCACCCATGCTTTGAGATCATGTCATCGAAATCCTTGCGGAAGTCGGCGAGTGTCGCGCCGTCCGCAATGCCCTTTTCAACGGCCGTCCGCAAATCCCTGATCAGATCCTCCTTCATCGCGCCGGCGACTACGAAGGCCCGCGAATGCATATCTTTCCAGAGATCCTCCCATGTCCTCGTGGGCAGGCTGATCTTCCGCCTGAAATAGCTGATCGCCTCGTCGAAGGGGAGGCTGAACGGATTAACGTCCGGCATCGGCATCAAACCTCCCTGCTAAATGAGCTAATACCATCGCCCGCTGGATGAGGTTGCCCATCTGCGTTTCATTCATCTTTCCATATATGGAAGTCAGGCCGTCCCTGAATTCCTCCAGGGAATTTACACGCTCCAGGAGCTGTTTTGCGGGCTCGATCAGATCGTCCATAGAAGCGTCTGCGATCGCCTTTGCCGCGATGGCATCCGCGCTTGCATGGATATCATTATCATTCTCGGCGAATTCCGGTTGGGCGAACGGCGGTTTTTCCTGGGCGCGGGGCGGCGTCCCGACTTCGAAATCCTTTTCCTGCAGATTGTATGTGCGCTGATAATAAAATTTCGTGAATTTGACCCCCTGCTTCGTCAGGGTTTCATCCCGCTCAGCCAGTTCTTTTTGAATATTCTCTTCCTCGAAGAAGGCAAATTCAGGAATTGCAGATCCCTGGGCGTTGAATTCAATGACCCACGAAAACAGGATATTGAACGCCTGGGAGATCATTTGTCTGTCCTGGCCGACAAGATCGGCCCTGACTTCCATATGTTCCTTGGTGGCGGCAAAAGAGCCTCCCTTGTCTAACTCCGTCGTCAGGGTCTGCCCTAAGATGGCCTTGGATATCTCGCGGTTTGAAACGGAGATCAACTTTTCGTATATATCAGCGGAGGCGCTCTTACCCGCGGCCTCCGTGATATTCACACTTTCGTCGTTATTGATCACGGCCACCGCGTCCTGAACCATAGAGGTCAATCTCGACAGGAGGGCTCCTCTCTCAGTTTCATTCGTTCCTCTCGGCACCCGGCCTACCAGCCAGGGCATTCCGTACTTTTCGGTGAATATCGCCCAGAATTTAAAACCGCCCTTTTTAAAGACCACCGGCCAGAAACATCTCGCCAGAAGTCTCTCCCCGTAGGGATTCTGGTATGTCGCGTGATGTCTGGGCAGCAGAAATTTGTATTCCGGGATTTCTTCACCGTCTGTCATGTTATCTCTTGACAGAAATCTGAGTCTGTTCTTCGGATCGAACCTAAACCACTCCTGGGGTTTCCCCTCGATCCGTTCCGGCAGCCATGAGTTTTCAGCGCTTTTCCAGATTACCTCCAGGGGGGCCATCCCGAAAAACGGCGCTTCGAGCATATCGGTGATGACCTGATATACATCGAGCGAATTCATAAAATTTTCTGTAATTTTGTAACCGTTTTTGTTTTGCCGGACTGAGCCTTCTTTCGCTTCATTGATCTTCCATTCGCGCGATAACGTCCCTGATTTCCGGCTCTGATAACAGCTCCAGACATGGGCGTCGGAGAGAAGTTGGCGATAGACGGCAACATCCTGTCCGGTTTTCTGCAGCACCGGATCGGGATCCGGCAGCAGCGCGTATATGCCCATCCAATCCAGCGATCTTGACCTGGCGGCAATCTCCGCGCTAAGAGATTTACGATCTCCGAGTTCGATAGATTCTGTCTCGTTCAGCCAGAGTTTCATTAATACGCTCCATATCTGACGGATCCGTGATATCCGTCCAGTTCGGATGTCATGTTTCTCGCGCCCGCGGTCAGGATATCGGGGACATCAGTGTATCCCGCCATTTCAGAGGCCGCGTAGAGCGCCATCGCCCCGGCTATTCCGGAATCTCCGTGGCGCTGTTTCTTGTCTTTGCTTTTCGTCTTTGTATCGGGCAGCCTGGCCACACCCTTGATAAGCTTGAAGGCCCGGTGGTCCTCGATAATATCGGCGTCTTTTGGGAGCAGGATCGTTCGATCCTCAAAAGCGGCCTTATATTTCGGCATATTCTCCCTGTACCAGCTCTCCGTCAGCATGACCTGAGCGATCCTCATGGCGCCATATTTCTGCATGGCGCGTTCCGCCAGATACTGGCCGTTTCCCCTGGCATCCAGAGCGCCTCCGGAAAACCGCGGCAGACGATCCACGACATAAAAGAGGATCTGTTCCTGCTGCTGAAACGGAATGTTTCTCAGTTCCAGAACGAATGGGGCCCGGAAAGTTGCGTTCTGCTGTTCGGCCAGGGGCATAATTACCGTGAGATCACCGGTGCGTCCGAAATCCTCGCCGAAATAGTGATTCCGCATCGAGTCGAGATCAGTGAGAAGCGGCTTGAGCGTCTCCTCGCACCAGTCCTTGACCTCGGCATATCTAAGGCGATCCGCAAGCTCTGCGAATGAAGTTTTTTGTTCGTAGCGAATGACAGGTATCTCTTTGGAGAGACATGTCTCGATGAGGGCGCGGGTCAGATAGACGCCGCTTCCCTGGGAGGGAATGCAGAAGAGTTCTTCTTCGGCGTCGTCGCCGTAAAAATCAATCAGCGCCTGTCGCCACTGCGTCTCTTTTTCTTTCGACCACTCCTCGCCCGTCCGGAGGCATATCCTTTCATAGAGGCCCTCATCCAGCGCGTCATCCAGTGTAATTCTGTGTAATGAATAGGGTTTTCGTCCCGCCAGAATATCATTGACCAGGCCGTTAAAGGGGTTGTCATCTCCGTTGTGTGTGGATATGACCACGACACGGCCTCCCCACATGAGCATGGCCATAGCGGCTTTCAGGAGCCCGGCGAGATCATCGTGAAAAGCGGCTTCATCGATGACGATTTTCCCCTGTTTTCCTCTCAGGTTTGCGGGCCGGGATGAGAGCGCTGTGATTTTCCAGCCCGAAGCGAAACGGATCCGGAACGATTTGATGTCATGCCCCTCATTTTCTATAACGACTTCCTCTATTTCTTCCGCGGCTAACTGATAGAAACGCGACCAGTCGGCGCAGTCCTCGATGAACTCCTGGGCCATTTCTTTATTATAGCCGATATACCAGACATCCATCCCGGAGGTCTTTGCCGCAAGAAGGGTGTCATCGGCCGCTTCGCCCCAGGACAGCCCTACCCGCCGCGATTTTTCGACCGCCTTTACCTGCGACTCATCCGCCATCCATCGTTGCTGATAGGGCAGCAGGACGGCCGGCGTCCGGTTTGACCTATTTTCTTTATCCCAGGTTGTTATCATCCCGCAATCCCTAAAATATCTTTTCTAATCGCATCGGCGGCATCTTCCGAAAGCCCTCGATTCTTCAACACTTTTGAGACCTTCCGCGCCGCTTCTCTCGCCTTTTTTCTCGCCTCTGCCTGCCATTTTTTCTGCGCCACCGAAGCGCGGCTGAGACGCGCCACCATGACCCCCATTTTGGGAAATATCTTCGCAAACTCATCCGGGTTGTCTGATTGCAGGTTGATCAGCACGTCGAACGCCCGCTCCTGTACCAGCCTGATCAGGGCGTCATTCATCGCGCCCTCTTCATCGCCCGCGGCGCTTGCGATCGCCTTTGCCTGTTCAGTCGCTACCTGAATGGCCGACAGTCTGCTCTCGAATTCCTGTCCGTAACGGTGGATGGAGGATTTGGAAATTCCAAATCCCTGCTCGGTGAGCCAGTCAGCCAGGCCCTGATAATCGGCAAAACCGTTTTTTATGAGTTTCCGGTTAAGGTCTTCCTTCACATCGTCAGGAAGCTGTGTAACCGCTGATCTTTTCGGCATAATCTCACCACCACTTTTTCGGGCGGGCGATTCCGGGGTGACATTTAACGGTATATTCCGCCACGTCAACGCCATGATGTGTCAACTCGGCGTGCCAGTTCGGGCCGGTCTCGCGGCCGTCTACCTTTACGAGGTTTCGGTCTTCCAGGTAATCAATTTCCCTGCGGATTTCCAGGAGGGTTGCATCGCCGATTATGCCCTGCACGGCCGTCAGTATGGTCCTGTCACTGGCGCCGATGGGCCGCCCGGCATTGAGTGTTTCCAGGATGAGCCAGCGCATCTGTTCGCGTTTCGTTTTTTCAATATCGATCTCGTTCATTTCTCCGATGTTCCCCCTTTCATCTCATATATCAGCGCGGCAAGCGCATCCATTTTAGCGCTCATCCGCACCGAAAACGGAATGAAATCCTCCCGCCTGACGTATTCCAGGGGGAGCGCTCTTTGCATCTCCATAATGTCGGCTTCCACCTTTGTAAACCGCGCGTCAAATGAGTTCATACTCCGGCCTATCACCCACCTGACTGTGGCGATAATCAACACGCCCCATATGCCGACTACGCCTAATAACCAGATGAAATACTGTGTAAATATCGCGTCCGTCACAGACTTCTCCTTTCGTGCCGTTCCTGGCATTCGACGCACCGGACGGCATCGGGGCTTGCCTCCAGCCGCCCCGCCGGAATCGGAACCTCACAGTCGAGGCAGCATCGAACACCGTCGATATATAATGCCATCTCCG